AATGCTGCTGCTTGCGTAAAAGGCTGCGTTCTAAATACAATGGCATTGCCTGTAACATCAGATAGAATTGTTGGTATAGCTCTAATGTTGGTTACGTTTGTCGAACCAGTTAAGCTGTAATTTAAGTTTACTGGGATAGAACCTGTTACGGCTGATGGTGACGCACCTAATGATAACGCGCCAGCAAAGTAGTTATCAGCCGTACCCGAAGCGTAGAAGTTATAGCGACCTGTGCCGCTTGCGATACTAGAAAAAAAGCCGTAGTTATTAGTTGCGCCTGTTAGGGTTGAGCCTACGTTAAAACCATATTGGTTAGTTATTGTGGAGTCAGCATTGATCGTAGATTGAATTGCATAATAATGACTAAGGTTTCCAATGTTGTACGGTACGCCACCGTTAGCAGCGGTTGTTACTTGTGTGCTGTTATAAATAGCATGACTTGTAACATCAGGCTGAACAGCACCACCCCAGAACGAACCATAAGCGGTTGTGCCGCCAGTAATGGTTGTGCCTAATCTAAATGAAATGTTTGTTAGGCTTGAGTTGCCAATGCCAACAGCGCCACGGCTGTTAATACGCATACGCTCAGTGGGTGTAGCCGCACCTGCCGCCGTGGTGGAAAACACCAAGCGCCCGGGCATATCTCCAACACCGGGTGTTCCGTCTACGACTGCAAAAATTCTTGCGGCAACTGCTAAACCACCACTAGAAGCGTCATCACCACCAAAAGTAATAAGCCCTAAGTTATCGCCGCTTGCAACAATACCTCTGGTTGTGTAATCAGCGCCGTTGCTTCTGCCAAATAAAAAACCGCCCGGGCTATTTAATCCAATCGAACCATAGCCCCCTGTGCTTCCGGTAACTGGAGAATGAACTACAGGAACTTGACTTGATGAATACCACCAAGACGGAACAGATGTTGTTCCAGCAATCACATAACCATTATTAGCCACAACAAAAGGCGTAGCATCAGGGTTCGCGCTATCCTCTACCAACAGAGCGTTACCTGCGCCTGTTTGCGTGATGCGTAACGCTGCGTTAGCAGATGCGTCAGAGATAATTGCGTTGCCTGTGTTTGTCAGCGTTGTGCCGTTAAACGTCAGGTTTGCAGAGGTCTGTAGTGCGCCTGTGCCGTTACCGTAAGGGATACGGTTAGCTGTGACTGAAGTCAGTCCTGTACCGCCGTTAGATACGACCAGCGTACCAGCAAGAGTGACAGCACCAGATGTAGCTGTAGAAGGCGTTAAACCTGTGGTGCCAGCGCTAAATGTTGTGACCGCACTGTTAGCTGCCCAAGAAGGGACGCCCGCAGCCATTGTCAATACATAGCCGTTTGTACCCGCAGCAAGCTTAGCAAGGGTTGATGCACCACTTGCGTAAATGATGTCACCGGTTGTGTACCCAGTAAAGCCTGTACCACCATAGGCAGCACCAATAGCGGAACCCTGCCACGTACCCGCAGCAATTGTTCCTACTCCAGTTATGCCGGTATAAGAACCAGAAAGACGAGCAACAGGAAGAGTGCCAGAGCTAATATTGCTTGCATTAGTTGTATCTGTAGTAGCAGACGCCGCCAGACCTGAGACAGCCGCTGAAGTAATCGCGATAGGAGTATTCGCAGCACTAGTCAGTTGTCCTTGTGCGTTAACCGTGTAGTTAGGAACACTCGAAGCAGAACCATACGAGCCAGCGGTCACTGCCGTGTTGGTAATACTAAATTGCGTCCCAGATAGGGTTAACCCTGTACCAGCAGAATAAATCTGCGCTGACGATATCTGAGCAAACGTAATGTTTGTTGTGCCAAAGGTAATGACGCCGGTAGTGTTGCAAGTGTAAGTTTCACCAGCGCCGGTAACACCCGCCGACACAAAGAATGTTGATCCTTCACTTAATGCGTTTGGGCTGTCAATGCCGTACGTGTCAGTATCATCTGAGCGAGTCATCACCCAGTTAGTTGACCCAGAACCAATGCTGGTTACAACATAAACGCCGTTTTGAGTAGCATTTGCCTGCGTATACACCAACACGCGGTCGTTAACGCTTAATGCTACGCCATCAATAGACAGCGCAACTTGCGTTCCAGCATTTGTAAGAGTTGCACCAACACCAGATGTGCCGTTGTTGTATGTAGCAGTTAGAGGTGTAGGAGACTCAACCCGTACCGGCGTATGGAAGTGAACCCCTGACGCTACTATTGTGTCAACATAGCTTTTGTTAACAATGTCTGTACTTGCTGCGGGAGTTGTAGATATTGTGCCTGTGGTCAGCGCAATCGAGCCAGACGTTATTGAGCTAAACGAGTTCTGAACAGTATTGCCTGACGCATCTTGGTATACAGACTTCTCTGCTGGGTATGTAACGAATACATCCTTTGTGCCAGCAATAAAGTTAACAAGGCTTCCGCCGTTTGACGAAGCAAGAACAGTCGTACGAGCCAATGTTCCTGAACCAACCGTGCCAATACCAACTTCCCAATCGCTGGATACTTGACCAGCAATTGAGTAATAACAAGTATTACCGCTTCCAATGGCTGCGCCAAATGTTTGGTAACCATTAACGGCACCATCAAGCGTAAAGGTTCCTGTTCCAGCAGTTACGCTGGTCTCTTTAACACGGTCGGCTAATACAAGAGCCATGTCCGGCTCCTATTAAGCAATACGGATAATCGCGTTTGTTGCGTCGGCAGTTGGGAACACTACTGTGAATGTACCAGCAGTAGATGTTTTATCGCTACCAAAGTCCAGAACCGCTACACACTTGTTGCCTTGTGTGCTGTTATAGATCATCGCGCCGCGAGCAGTAATCGTTGCTGTTGACCATGAGCTATTCGAGAACGACAAGTAAGCTGTAGTGCCAGACGAAACAGGAACAACAGATATCGTTAGTGTGTTGCCGCCAGCAGTGTATCCAGTACCAACTACTTCACCCGAAGTTGTGTATGCAGTCGTTGTAGCATCAAGCGTTGCTGCCGATGTGTACAGAGCAATCTTAAATGTGTCTGCTGCGGTAGAAGCGCGGACAACGCCCGTGCCAAAGTTGTGAACGCCGTCAAGGATCTGAACCTTGAACGATGTTGCCATTGCTTGCGTGATTGCCATGTGAGGCTCCTAAAAAATTATCGTACAGGCCCCGGAACCGGGAGTTTCAATTGTCCGTCACGGTAAGCACTGCGACGATCCTTACCATCGCCAAGTTCTCGTAAGAGAGCCAATGACTCTTGGTACTTTTGTTCATAGTAAGCGACCATATCTTGCTCGCCCTTCTGAAATATCACCGCCTCACGCAACGCACCATACAACAGAACCGACTCAAAATTATCACCCAGCCATGACGTACCAGCCGTCACAATCGACTCAGGATAATAGTATTGATGAAGTTCTGCTACATAGTTCTGATCCGGCGTAGGTCCAATGATAAACGTATAAGGAGCAAACTGACCAAAATATTTAGGCAACCCAGTATCTGTGGCGCTTGGGTATGCTTGACGAATAAAGTTAACGTCCTTGTCGATCAAGAACTGTTGGTCGCCAAACGAATCAGTAACAGACAAAGAAAACGTTGCAAGATAGTCTGTAGGCAAAGACAAGTACTTATCGTTAGCGGTAAACGCACCAACAACGTTTCGTCGAATAGCTGGGATCTGTACGGCGTTATACACACGCTCTTCTGCAAGTTGAACAAACGTAGGAATCTGCGAAACAAATACCGATTCGGTAGTTTCCGTGTAGTCTTCAATTGCAGTAACGAGCTGTGCGTAGTTCATCGTTTATGCCATCGGTCCGCGAGCCATACGACCCTTAGTTGCACAACCATTGCCGCGAGTCTCAATGCCCGTTGTCTTGACATCATCACGGTCAGGATCGCCAGCACTTACTCGACCAGCAAGTGTGCGTGGACCCATCTCTCGTGCAGACAAGGTGTTAGGATCAGGACGACGGCTAACCGCATCTTTCATGCTAACAGGGCCACCTTTCATTGTGTGTGGCTCAGCATAGATGCCGGCATCGCCGACCTCTTTGCCCATCATTTTTGCGCTGAACTTAGCCATGATTAACCTCGTTTTTGAGCTGCAATTTTAGCCAAGTTACGACCCATTGCTTTCATGTCAGCGTTTGTTTTTCCGCCGCCTGAAGACTTGGTGCCTTTACCTTTCATTGCTGCAACGGTTGGGCCGCTGTCGCCAAGGTTCTTGCCTTTGGTTTTGCCTTTTTTTGTTACGCCATCTGCTGCTTTCTTGTACGCCATGATTGGCTCCTTAAGTAGTTGTTACTGTAACTGTACCAACCTGACCATTAGCAATCAAGTCGTTTGGTGTTAAACCTGTATCGTAAGATGAAGCCCCACCAACAGGGTTCCACCCCCACTGAAATACTCTACTACCACCTTCAGGGCTTCCAGCTCCCAATGGACCTATGCCCGTCTGGTTAATCTGCAAACCGCTATTACCTGATACTAAATAACTTACGTCTGGTCTTGGTTCCCGAACTGCCTGTGGATCATTAACCGGATACATGCCCAACTGCAACTGCGGCTGATCTGGATCCCAGCAACTAGGACAAACCTTGACGTTATACAGCTTAGTTTTTAGTACCTGCTTTCGTAGCTCTTTCAACTTATACCGTTGACCACAACGGTCACATTCGGCAATCGCATATTTACCTGACGCAAATTTACTAGGCATGTGTCACCTTAGTAAAAAAGTTGTCGAGGCACAAACCGTATAGAAGCCTTCTCACGATCCTCATCAGCGGCAAGTTGAAACTGCTGTTCATAATCTTGCTTTAAAAACAACACGCGCTCAGGCGCTACATCCGGCAATTTAACGCTCAGGTTGTATGCAAGCCCCGCAACCATGCAGTTGATAAAGCGAAACGGGATGTCCTGTGTAGAAACACCGCCGCCCGAATCTTGAACACGACGCAAACGGTAATACACAAAAGTGTATTGATCGCCCGGTGGATTCGGTGTAGGCCAGACGTTAATGTTTGGCAAAAAGTTTTGGTACACCGGCGTGTTGGTTGGATGCGATGCAGCGTTACTATTATTTTGCCCACGGAAACAATTTAACAACTGATTGCCGCTGACATTTTGATACATCACGGTCTCTAGCTCAATATTAATAAACCCAGAGCTTGGCAACCCAGCGGTTGAGATCAGATTAATTGTTGTGTCTGTTGCGGTAATAGCGCCATTTAAGTAACCAGAAACAGCGTTGTTTACATTACCAGACTGACGGTTAACCCATACCTGAATTGGGCGACCTTGTGCGTTCTTTGTTGGGATCGTGAGGTACGTAGATTCAGAGATACGACTGATGTTGATATCAATCTGGTTTTGGCCTGTGCCTGTACGCACAACAGTATCGAGCAAGTCGATGGTGTCTACCGGCAACGCGTATATAGCCTGCCCCGTGACCATCGGAATCTGACCCTGCTCAATCGTCCATAGGTTAATACCACGGTTAGCCCACTCAATCGTCAACAAGTTGATGCTACGTCTTGCGGTCTTTAAGTCGTAACCAGACCGAAGCTCTTTGCCGCAGCGCTCAAACGCCTCTTCGACAAGTTCCGTTAGATCTAGGTTAAACGATGAAAGACCAGATGTAGCCATTACTTCCTCGCGGTTTTAGCAGCTTGCTTAAAAGCTTCTGCAGTGGGGGCACCGGGATCACCGGGTTTACGCATTTTACCGCCCCTTGCACGTTTCGCGTGGATATTTGCGTACAAGCCAACCTTCCCGCCTTCAGCGTACTGCGTGAAATCAGT